ACAGAATACTTTATCAATACATACAATATGCAAAAAGAAAGTGGCCTGAAAATTGGCAAGCAAAGATAAATGCATTTAATTATAAATATTTTGAAAAACATCCTGAAGGACCATTAGAAGATAAAATAGTTCAAGGTAAAATAAAATTTAATGATGGAAAAGATTTAGGTTTTAAATGTAATGAAGAACCAATGTGTAACCATTGTGATAAAAACTTATGTAGAACTAGAGAATTTGGCATAGGAGGGGAATCAGTATTTCCATCACTTACTGATCTACAAAAAATTTTATTAGATGAACCTTACTATTGGGTTAATGTAGATGGAGAAAGAGTTAAGTTAGATACAATAGATTATCTGATGGAACAAAGATTGTTTAGAAGAACTGTAGCAAAACAAATAAATAAAAAACCAAAAAGAGTTACCACAAAAGAATTTGAATCATATGTAGATCAGCTTCTACAAGCAATTGAAGAAGTAGAGGCACCAGTTGGCTCTTCTAAGATAGATCAACTAGGTAATCATTTAGAGGACTATTGTATTCAAAGAGCAATTGGATCGGTTACTAAAAAAGATATTTTAAATGGAGCAGTGTATACAGAAGATAGCAAACATGTATTTACTTTTCATCGATTTTTTCATGGACACTTAACTAAAAAGAAATGGAAAGAAGATTATCAAGTAACGCAGCAGATGCTTAAAGAACATTGTGGGTGTGAAGAGGGAAGAATGATCATTGGTAAAAAGAAACCATCTATTATGAAAGTAGATATATTTGATAAAGTTGAAGATCAATTTACTCAAAAGAAATTAAAAGAAGAGGCACCTTTTTAATGAAAACAATTGTATTAGGTCCACCAGGAACAGGGAAGACTTGGACTCTTCTTAATAAAGTACAAGATTATTTAAAAAATACTGATCCAGATAAAATAGGATACTTTGCTTTTACAAAGAAAGCCGCTAACGAAGCAAAGGGAAGAGCTATGGATAAATTTAATTATACAGAAGATGACCTTCCTTACTTTAGGACTCTACACTCATTAGCATTTAGAAAACTAGGATATAATAAAGACCAGGTGATGCAAAAAAGACATTACGAAGATCTTGGTAAAAAATTAAATATTTTTTTAGATTATAATGAATTTGATGAAGAAGAGACTGGATTATTTACAACTAAAAGTGATTACTTAAGACTTATTCATTTAGCTAAACTTAGAAACATAACATTAGAACAACAATTAAAAATGGGAGAACATAATACTGAAGTTGAATATAAAACTTTGGTTCATTTAGACCATGAATTAGAAAGATATAAAAAAGAAAACGTTCTTAAAGATTATAATGACATGATATTAGAATTTATTAAATCAGATAAATGTCCTAAATTTGATGTGGTGTTTATAGATGAGGCGCAAGATCTTTCATTAATGCAATGGAACATGGCTAAAAAAATATGGAATAATACAGAAGATTCTTTTATTGCCGGCGATGATGACCAAGCAATATTTCGATGGGCTGGTGCTGATGTAGATTCTTTTATAGCACAGACAGGAAAACTTTTAAATCTTACACAATCCAGAAGGATACCAAGAGCAATACATGATTTTGCTTTAGGTATTATTAAACGTGTATCTAAAAGAAGATATAAAGAATGGGCTCCTAGAGATTATCAAGGATCCTTAAAATTTTACGATGATATAAAAGATTTAGATATGTCTTCAGGAGAATGGTATGTGTTGGCTCGCACTCGTCATATGTTAGATAATATAGAAGATGAAATAAGAGAACGAGGTTGGTATTTTGAAAATAGATTTAAAAAAATGCCGGAGAAAGATGCATCAGAGGCCGCGGGAGAATGGGAATTAGCAAGAAAAGGCACTCCATTAAACTATAAACAAGTTGAAAGAATATATAGCTATATGACTCCTCAACATGCAAATAAATTAAAACTTAAGGGAATGGCTAAAGAAAGTTATTATAATTTATCTCAATTAAAAGACTATGGATTAAAAACTGATGCCACTTGGTATGAAGCATTTGATGATTTAAATTTTAGAAGAAAAAATTACATCAGAAGCATGCGAAGAAATGGTGAAAACTTAAAAGGAAATCCAAGAATACATTTATCTACTATACATAGTGTTAAAGGTGGAGAAAGACCAAATGTAGTTTTATTAACTGATCTGACTACCAATACAAACAGATCTTATTTAAAAAACCCCGACGATGAAACAAGATTATTTTATGTAGGAGCAACACGAACAAAAGAAAATTTACATATTATAAGACCTAAAGATTATGAAAAAGCATATCCAATGGAAAATTATGAGTGATAAAATATATAAAAAGCAAGTAGGGGGTGATCACTATAGGTCTATGGTTATTCAACCATCAGAATTTATTAACAGAAATAATATCCCTTTTGCAGAGGGAAACGCAATAAAATATTTGTGTAGGCATAAACAAAAAAATCAAAAAGAAGATTTATTAAAAGCAAAACATTATATTGACATGGCGATTGATAGAGACTATCCTCAAGAAGTGAAAGAAGAAATAAAAGAAAAAAAGAATTCTTGGGGTATTGTGAAATGATACAATTTCCATTATTTAAAGCTCAAACTGAATGGCTACCACCAGAAAATTTTCCAGATTTATCTAAACATGATGAGATTGCAATTGACTTAGAAACTAAAGATCCTGATCTAGTTAAGATGGGATCAGGTTCAGTTGCTGGTAAAGGAGATGTTACCGGTATTGCTGTCGCTGTTAAAGGATGGTCTGGCTATTATCCAATTGCTCACGAAGGTGGTGGCAATATGGATAGAAAGAAAGTTTTAAAATGGTTTCAAGGTGTTCTTAACACAGACTCCATTAAAATATTTCATAATGCAATGTACGATGTATGTTGGATTAGAGCTCTTGGACTTAAAATAAATGGTAGAATAATTGATACCATGATTGCTGCAGCGATTGTTGATGAAAATCAAATGCGTTATGATTTAAATAGTTGTAGTAAAAGATATGTAGGTTACGGAAAAGATGAATCTGCTCTATACCAAGCTGCAAAAGACTGGGGAGTAGATGCTAAAGCTGAAATGTATAAACTACCTGCTATGTATGTAGGTGCATACGCTGAAAAAGATGCTGAACTGACCTATGAACTTTGGCAAGAATTAAAGAAAGAAATTTTACACCAAGACTTAAACTCTATTTTTGAATTAGAGACTGAACTATTTCCTTGCCTCGTAGATATGCGGTTCTTAGGAGTTCGTGTAAATATAGAACAAGCTCAAAAATTAAAAGAAGAATTACATAAAGAAGAAAAAGAATGCCTATTAAAAGTAAAAAAAGAAACACAAGTAGATGTGCAAATATGGGCTGCTCGATCCATTGCGCAAGTTTTTGAAAAACTGCGCCTACCATTTGACCGAACTGAAAAAACAAATTCTCCATCATTTACAAAAAACTTTCTTCAAAATCACCCCCACCCACTGGTGAAAAGAATCGCCCGCGCTCGAGAAATAAACAAGGCGCATACCACGTTTATTGATACCATATTAAAACATAATCATAAAGGAAGAATTCATGCTGAAATAAATCAGCTAAGATCCGATAACGGAGGAACAGTAACTGGAAGATTCAGTTATTCTAATCCAAATTTACAGCAGATACCAGCACGGAACAAGGAACTTGGACCACGGATTAGGTCATTATTTATACCCGAGGAGGGCCATACATGGGGTGTATTTGACTATTCTCAGCAAGAGCCTAGGTTGGTAGTGCATTATGCAGCTTTACAGAATCTCTATGGTGTGGACGAAGTATTGGAAGCTTATAAACAGGGTGATGCCGACTTCCATACAATCGTGGCAGACATGGCAGAGATCCCTCGTGAACAGGCTAAGACCATAAATCTTGGACTGTTCTACGGGATGGGAAAAAATAAATTACAAGCTGAACTTGGTATATCCAAAGATAAAGCTGAAGACTTATTTAAACAATATCATAACAAAGTTCCATTTGTAAAAAGATTGATGGATAATGTTATGAATCGTGGACAAGAGAGAGGTCAAATCCGTACATTGTTAGGACGACTATGTCGTTTCCACTTATGGGAACCTACTCAGTTTGGTATTCATAAACCATTACCACATGATGCCGCGCTCGCGGAACACGGACCAGGAATTAAAAGAGCTTACACATACAAAGCATTGAATAGATTGATACAAGGATCAGCTGCTGACATGACAAAGAAAGCAATGATTGAATTATATAAAGAAGGAATTACTCCACACATCCAGGTGCATGATGAACTAGATATATCTGTGAGTGACAATGCAGATAAAATTAAAGAGATAATGGAACACGCTGTTTCACTTGAAGTTCCCAATAAAGTAGACTATGAATCTGGACCTAATTGGGGTAATATAAAATAGGAGGAAACTATGAAACAATATATAGATAAGTTTATGATCTGGCAGTTACACAATAGAAGAGAAATTTTGTGTTTTGTTGCTGGTCTTATTGTTGGCGCCATCATTTTATAATGAGTTATGGCTTACTTAAACGCAAACATTCCTGTGACGTATGCACAAATCAGGAGAGAGTATCTCTATGATCTTAAAAAGCATCATGGCGAAGTTGAAGACTGCATTATATTTGGGCTTTCATCCATTACTGGTCGTCCGTTACTTTTTCATGCAATTATGGAAAATGGTGCAATCTTTTATAGGTTACCTATTTCGGCCTTTATTCAACGTGGTTTTCAACCGGAAACTGTTCCATCTAAAAGACTTGATGAACTTCAACTCTGGAATTGCTTTAGTTATTATCCTGCTGTTACTAGCTATGATATTTTAGACGGCCAAGCCGGTAAATACATAGGAAAAGATAAAAAATGGTACCAGGGTGCTTACTTATTTACTGTTGATTTTGCCCACCCAGATAGTAATATACTAGATACTGATCATTCAGAAATTCCGCACGAACATAAGTGCGCACACATACTTGCGTTGGAAAACGGCAACTATGCAGCTCAACCTAACAACAGACTAATATGGGACAT